TTCTGGAGTGCTTCAGGCTTTATGATCTGCGTGCTCATACGCCTATCTTCCTTTCGGCATAAAGCTCCATATAATCACCTGTTCTGAAGGTCCTGTATATGCCATAGCGTGTATCATGATATTCCAGAATATTTTCGCCGGAATAGTCACCGAAGAACACGGTGAAACGGTATTCCGGATTCAGTTCCGTGTCGGCAGCAGCATAGAATTCGCTTTGCGTTATGGAGCTGACTTCACACATTACCGTTTTTTCATTATCCGTTGATTCTTCGTTTCCGTATTGGTCCGTAGAAATCACCGGCTTTATCAAAGTAATAACATCCGTCATGTTATACACCCCAATTCGTGTAGCCTGTTGCATTCATGAGTTGTGCCTTCTGTTCATCATATGATGCTTTCAGCTCATCATAGTTTGACGGTGCTCCAAAGCTCATACGCACATAAGTCATGACGGCTTTTTCAACAAGCGCATCAGTTGTCTGTGTGCCTGTTAAAACGCCGGCAATGCCCAGATCGAGTTTCGCAGCATCTATGTATTGCTGTATCTCTAAATCATAGGCTGTTGTGGTCACTCTTAATGCAATTTTGCAATTATCAATTAACGCCATTAGTTGGCCTCCTCTTTCGTTGCCTCATAAAAGGCCCTTGTAATTGGTGCATAACCCATATGCCCAAGGGCGATGCTCGGATCGCAGAAGATTTTGTATCCGTTGTTCCTTGCCCTTATGCAAAAAGCACAATCTTCGCCGGCGTTCGCAATAGGCGAAAACCACATTCCACCGCCTTCCTTGGCAGCTATGTCCAGCAGCATTTCGGTACGCATAAGAACGCATCCGAATCCGCAGCCGGCTATTTCAAACAGGCCGTCAGGAATGTCATTGTAGTCCTCAAAGTCAAGAAGTCCTTCATCGTTCACTTCAAGTTTGCTGAAGATCACAGGAGTGAACGGATGACCACGCCTGAAGTAAAGTCCTGACAGGACATCAATTTCCGGATGTTCGTCAAGTACCTTCATCATGCGTTCAAGGGTATCCGGCCGGAATGTCATATCGGAATCGAACCACAGGATATAATCTGCATCCATTTCCACAGCCATTCCAGCCAGCTTATTCCTTGAATCATAGACAAGTGAACCGATAAGGAATGAAACGGTACACTTGCCAACCTTCTTCAATGTTGTCAAACATTGTGCGAATCTTGCGCTCACCATGTCCATACATGGCACAGCAATCAGAATTTTCTTATCCATAGCAATTGCCTCCACTCAATTGTCCATGCTTATTTAACGATCTTTACGAATGCATTCGGTGCTACTACATCGATGCCAACGAATTCCCTTCCGATGATGCGTACAAGGTCATATTCAGCCTGTGACAGCTCGTCAACCTTGAATTCGATGCCTTCGCCGTTCGGGAAGTTCATCAGAGCACCCTGATCCAGGTCGCCAACGATAGCATAGGTGACACCTGTTGTTGCAGCGGATGCTGCCGTGATGGTGTTGTTGAATACAACAGGCAGACCTTCAAACGGATCCGCATCGAAGCCGTTCGCATACTGTGCAGCCTTGAATGTTCCCCAGGTTGCCTTGTTCATAATGACTACCGGATCAGCAGCCTCATCGGACAGGAGTGCCATGGCTGCTGCGATAGTTCCGACACCAACGCTTGAAGCGGTCAGCTTCGGCACTCCGCACTGTGTGGTTGTGGATACTGTGCCACACGCCTGGATCTTTGCGATCAGTTCGTCAGCAGCCTTCTTTGCGATCTTGTAGGTCAGTTCATCATAGATATACTGAATGAATGCCTCGCCACGCAGATCCATGGCTTCGTCAGAGATGCTGATCCACTTCTTGATGCTCTTTGGCACCAGCTCGACAGTACCAAGGACCAGGGATTCTTCGCTTACAGCACCGCCACCTTCGGTGTGGACAGTAGCGTCACCGGCAGACAGTTCAAAGCCGACCTTCAGGTTGCCTTTGATGTAGGCTTTTCTTACTCTTGCTGTGATTCCTTCACGTTCCCAAGCCGTCTTTGTGATGTCATAAACCAGCTCCGGAATCGGTACGGTTCCGCTGCCGTTCTCGGTCAGAAGGCTTCTGCATTCTGCATCGTTGCCGGTCTTGAGATATTCCGCATAGGCGTTTACATACGCTTCGGAGTTTCTGATTTCCATATCAGTCATTTTTGTTTCCTCTCTCTTTTCGATCTCAATCGTTCCTGTTTTTGCAATAACGTCTTCCATGGCTCTCTTTTCTTCTTCCAGAGCCAGCTCGGCCTTTTCGATTTCAGCAACGATGTTCTGCCGTTCTTCCATCAGGCTTGCACTTCTTGTTTCAAGGTCCTCTGTGGAGGCCCTTTCCTCGTCACCAGGCTCTTCCACCGGCTCGTCAAGTTCTGCCATGATGGCGTTCAGCTCATCGTCAATTGCTGTCAGCCGTTCTCTCAATTCTTCCAATGTCATTTTTTGATGACCTCCTGAATTTTCTGCTTCAGTTCTTCTCTGCGTTCAAGATCTCTCCGTCTTTCTTCCTCTGCCTGAAGTCGCTCCGCTTCGGCAGCCTTTTCCATTTCGATCACTCCGTCAAAATAGTCACGCACATGAAGTTCTGTAGTTGGATTAGCCGGAAAGCTAACCGCCGATATGTCAAAGACCTTGTCAATTCGGTCAATGATCCTTGTTCTTGTTTCCGCATCGTAATGGTCTTCGCCTACCGTGAATGCGAAGGACATCTGCGGATAGTTGCCGGCAGCGATCTCCTCGAAGTGTTCCCTTCCGGCCTTGGTCCGTGACAGGTCCGTGACCTGATGCAGACCGTTTTCGTCAACATCGAGCTTTATTGTTCCGGCAGATGAACGTGCGTACACTTTGCCTTCATGGTCGATACGGTAAACAACATCTGTTAAATCGGTATTGTTGAATGCTGTTGGCTCAATGCGTTCGCTGTAGTCCTCGCCGTCAATCTCGATAAGCTTGTACGGTTCAAATGTGGATGCGTATCCTTCAACTAAAAAAGACGGTTCATCACCGTCTTGCCTGACCTCAAAGGTCATGTTCCTGTATTCTCTTTCTTTACTCATTGGTTTCTTCCTCCAATTCGTCAACGTTCTTATATTCGCCTCTGATCGTGCGGATGTCACCGCCGTCAACAGGACCAAGGTTGAACACTTCCCTTGCTTCGTTTATGCTGAAGATGCCCCTGTCCGTCAGCTGTGCTGCGACCTGTAGCTTGTCGGCATTGGACATATACTGAAGCCTGTTCGATGTGAACACCACTTCGTTTCCGGTTGAACGTTCCCTTTCGCTGTACATGGCTTTTGTAAGTCCATCTGACAGCGCAATTGCAAACACTTCTACACACCCTTCATAGAATGCCGACCATGAATCACCATATGCCTTGTTCTGAAGTACATCCTCATTCACTCCGAAATAGTTATACACATTGTTCTGGATCTGCTTCATCTGGTCAGCATCAACGGTGAACGGTTTGTTGTCATACTGATGAATGTCTGTATACGTGTTCGGGAACAGGAGCATTCCGTCACTCTCTCCGCTGAATGCAAGTGATCCGAACCGCTGTGCTTCTCTTTTCAGGTCTTCATCCATCGTGAAGTTCTGCATTTTCGCCCAGAACCGGAAGGTCGCACCATTCTTGATGGCCTCCTCAATGCCCTGTTTGTTCAGGTCGAGCATCTTGATGGTCGGTTCAAGCGCATAATTCGTTTCACCGAAGAAATCCTTCTTGTATTGGTGCTGTGTAAGTACAACGCATTCATCCAGCCTGACCGCACCGATGTTCCCATCACGGAATTTGTACCGCAGCCACGGCTCATCCTTATATTCCACTACTTCGCAACGGTCCGGAAGGACAGGAAAATAACCTGTTGTTACAAGATACTTGTCTTTGACTGGAACAATGAAGCAAGTGTTGTGAACATCCAGGATAACGCTGGTCCGTGACAGGAATTGTGGCCAGGTCTGCCATTGGTTCGGTCCTTGCCGTAGTTTTACCTGTAGTGCCGGCTTGGCTGCACCTGTGCTTGAAAACTTCAGTTTGCTGATATGCCTCGCCCTTGCATAGATCGCTGCACGGATCAGTTCGCTTTCGTAAATTGATCCTTGCCATGTGTGGAAAACAGGCTTGTACGGTGTAAGCGTCTTGAATATCTCCGCACTCTTGACCTTCTGCTGTTCTCTGTTGGGCCGGAATATTGAATCAAATAAACCCATGCTTTACCTCTCATTTTTTAGCTGGCTGCCGATTTCCGGATACCATTTCTGCCGAACGGTCAACGCATCCAGCAAGGCAGCCATTCCGTCTATGTGTGCTGTTGGAGCTACTTTCACAAGTCTGCCCCTTCCACGTTCTGCGGACATCTTCACAGCACTATTTAAAAAGTGCATCTTCAACAAATCATTGTCACCGATGCACATTTTTCCATCCTTCATCAACCCTTCGGCTTCTTGCATAACTCCCCAAAGATTATCACCCTGGTATACATCGTCACACTTTACGCCGTATGCTTTTAGATCTTGTATCAAATATTGTGCGGAGTATCTGTCATAACCGCACACCAGCGGAAGGATTTCCAGCTGCTCAATTAGGCCAACTACCCAACGATAGCAATCTCTGTAGTCCACAAAGTTGTCACCACTTGGTTCCAGAAGGCTACGTTCAATCATTATCCTGTACGGAACACCGTCACGTTCTGATGCTTCGTCAATCCTTTCAGACGGTAACCAAAACTTGCTGAACACGTACAATTTGCCGTTCTTTTCTATAAGACAACAGGCCGATGTTAAATCCACAGTTTGAGATAAATCGATGCCTATACACGCATAATTGTGGGCAAAGTCCTCGATCCGAAGCTCCTCGCCCATACACTTCTGCACCGTCTTCGTTGACAGCCATGCCGTTGATGAATTCTGCTTCTGGCAACAGTATTTTGTGATGAATTCGACCTTCTTTGAAAGTGACCCTTCCGCTATTGCTATTTCTTCCAGCAGATAGTCCACCGGAACAGATACGCCCATGTTGGGATTTGCTTTCCGCAGCTCGTTGATGTCATTCCATTTGTCAATATCATCAATCATATACAGAAACGGCAACAGCCTCGTTTCCTTGCTCTCGCCAAGCAGAAACCTTGTTGACCGCTTCATCAGTTCATCAAAGATACTGTCATTCTGG